CCGGATACTTCTAGAGATCCCCACTGGTAAACAGTTGACTATTAGTATTAATCTAATAGACTCCCCTAGAAGAACATTTTAGCACCTTTAGAGAAGAAGATAAACAATCTACTCTCCGATGAAGCCAAGGATATGTATTGTCATCAAAGACAGAACATTAGACCTACTTTTTCGGTTTAAAAGAGAAGTATCACTCTTTCTAATATTCTACAGTCCAAAATTCTTGATCGAATTTTCAATTGTAAGTATCTGAACTCAGTGAAGACGTTGTTACGGTCTTCCAACTAAAGAAGCTAAGATGATTGGTTCTTTAAAGCTGAACGAAGCCAGTCTTTCTTGTGTAATCCTAATTCAGGATATCCACGGAACTCAGGTAGCTCGTCCCAGTATCTAGGCACTTTCTCACCAGCTTTTGACGCCATTAAGGCCAAAGAGTTGTCTGTAGGGATGGTTCCTTTAGGTCGAGAGAACTGCACGTCAAAAGAACGAGAGTAAGCCTCAGCATCTTTTAACCACTGCAAAGCGGTTTCAAGAGGAGGTTCCTCTCGTAATTTTGTTAAACGTGTAGTCCACTCGTCTAAAGTGTCTTGAGGATCGGTATCCCGTAATAGGATATCTTCCGCAACACTTCGAACCTGTGCCTTCAAGACTTTGTCTTGAACTCTGCTCACATCAATCAGCATGTGACATAACACCTCGATCTTATCATCATAAGCTATTATGCTTCTTTTGATAAGGCCGTAAGCTGTTAAGTATGCAGTCTGTGATGCGAATGGAGCAATTTCGGATCTAACGAATGATTTCCGTTCCTCATATCTTGATATGAAGTCGGACCACTCAATAGTAACGAAATTCTTTTTCATCAAAAACAATATGACCTGTACAGCCTGGTTAATAGGAATTGTCACCTCATTAGGTTGATATTCCTCCCCGTCCAAAAGACGCGGATCTGCCAATAAGCTCAATGCAGGTATTAGCGATTTATTATCCAATTTGGATAACAGAGATCCTAATATCCCGATCAGCCCATGAGCAACTCCGGTTTTAAGCCGAGTTTTCATATCTGATCCAAATCTTACGAGTATTGCTTTAAGCGATACTTCGTTAATTATCATTCGTTCCCCTAGCCGTAAGGCTAAGTTGATTTTTCCAGGAAGATTGTTCCCTTGCAGGAACTCTTTCCAAGAAAGACCCGAAACATCTGTGTCATTAAGTGAAGTTCGTTTAGCGAATTCACATACAGATTTGGAAGGAGCAGGTATACTTTTATGAGGATTAGTACCAACACCTAAAGTGTTCATAATAATCGAATACTCGGCGGCGACAGTGCTATCAAAGATAACAATATCGTCCCCAAGTATCTCATAATTGTCATACCATTCACCTAGCCCCCGAGCCTTGACTCGGTGCGCAGCGAATTGCACCACGTAATGATGTGTCAATGCCAACATTCCCCAGGAACTAAGAGCACCCATCGGTTGACCAGTTGCATAAACTAATCCCTTACCGAACGGTAGACCTAAACCTTCAAATTCCTCAGATTTAGCATAAGTAGATGGAAGAATCCACTCACGATTAGTGAGCAGTCTCGACCACGCTTTACCAAATCCTGGAGTTTTTGTAAGTTCGTCTAAGATCGGTTCTTGGATTAACATCGGTAATCGGTCCGTCGCCGAAGAGAGATCTATTGAGAAAGCCTCTTTCGCAATGATAGCTTTTTGCTGACATCTTGCATAAGCAAGATCTTGGTCAAAAGTACCATCATTCGGAAGACCCTTTAAGACACGGAAGATTGACTTATGAAGAGGAGACAACACTGATTGAGTCCAAATATCTGCAATTGCAAATACTCGAACTTTACCAGCTGGCTCCACTTTTAAAGCTAATTGACCGCCTCTTAAAGGTGTAGTTAAAGCTTGGGGACTAACGTACCCAACTTTACCTGCTTTCTTAACACCTCTCTCTTTTGGTAATGTATTGATTGCCGCTTCTCCATCGACTGAACTGTCGTAGCTGAAAGACCCTTTAACGGGTATTCTAGCTCCGGCGGTCAGAAGATTGAAAAGTAATGTTATTCCATTATCGAATTTAGACCACAATACTGCACTTTTACTTACCTTACAGTACTCTTTGAAAATGGAGTAATCCTCTTCGGATTGCGCCCACCAACAAAGATCTGTGAAATAAGAATAAATTGCATTGTATGTGTTAGGTCCCGCCGATTGGGATCGGAATATGTAACTAGCTGACGTCTTGATGTCACTTGGTTTTGTACCAGGTAATATCTTCCAAAATCGAGAACTAATGAAACTTTTAAACTCTTCAACCATTGCGGGGTCCCCAATAAAGGGATCCGTGATGGTATTAAGTGAAGGTTTAAGAGGTCCATCTAAGATACGGTAAACATTAAAACATGTTAACCACCATCTTATTACAGAAGGATTTCCACGCCTGATTAAACGGCGATCTGGTAAGGGTATTATCCCTGGCAGACCTCCATATAATCTAGGAAGTGGCAAATCTTTCTCTATAGTCCTCAATGAGGAATAAGGCGATCCAGCGATAAATCTTTGGAGAGCTACTGAGTTCGATTTTAACCATTTAATGGTAAAACCCGAGCCGTGATTTCGATAAACTCGAAATACAGCTTGCATGAAATTGTTGAACATTCTCACACGGGAGGAAAGACTTTTCACTTTACCAAATGAGATCACGGCTATTCGCCATGCCTCAGGAAGTAAAGCGCTAAGTAACCCTTTCGGATTACCCAGGGCATACGCTCGAATCTTAGCACCAGTCAACTTAGCTTTTAAAGTCGTTCTATTTAGTTTAAAGATTGATTTCATTAAATTATTTAGGATGATTTGAAAGTTAAGAAAACGGGGCAAAAATTCAAGTTCCGCTGTTCCTTACGGGACGGCAGTACGAGAAAAGGTGCCACCTCCTTCGTCAAGTTATGTTGTATGAACAAGTTCATACGAACTCACATGATCCAAAGGGTTATTTTGTATTATCTACATTTTAACCTGGTAAGATCCCAGATGTCAAGGTCCTTTCGGAATCCATCAAAACCACGGGTTATAGTGGTTGGACGAATGGCGTTCGGTGACAAGCCG